CAGGTTATGGTGTTAAGTCACACTTTAGTTACAATTTATCTTTTGCTGATATCGATAAAAGTTTGGACGCTGGGAAGCCCGTTGTTATTGGCATACTCCATAGGGGTTCTCTTTCTGCACCTACTGGTGGGCACATGTGTGTTGTAATTGGTAAGACACCAGATGGCAAAGGATATTACATCAACGATCCATATGGTTCACTCAACGATAACTATACTGGTCCTGTGACAAATGGTAAGAAAACCATTTACACCAAAGCAGTTCTCAAGCATCGCTGGTGCCCAGGCGGCAACGATGGTTGGGGTAGAATTTTCGACTGATAGGAGAACAAACAATGGCACGTATCGATTTGCACAACTTCTTCAAGTTCTATGACGAGAAGAATCCCAATCACGTTAAGGCAGTTCAGTGGTTAGAAGACAATCTACCGGTCAAGTATCTAGAAGATAACATTGATTGGGCGGAGATTTACAGAGGAAAAAAGACTAGTGCTGCACCAGCCCCTGCCGCTGCTGCAGCTCCTGCTTCCGCAACAGGTGGCGATGATGTCCCACAAATGGGCATCAAGTTAATCAAAGAGTTTGAAGGGTGTCATCTTAAGGCATACCCAGATCCTCTGACTGGTGGACTTCCAATCACAATTGGTTGGGGATCTACCCGTAAGAAAGATGGATCACCTTTCAAACTTGGTGATACACTTACACAACAAGAGGCGGATGAACTCTTAATTGAACAATGTAAAAAAGAGTTTCTCCCAGCACTTCGTAAAATTCCACATTGGGGAGAAATGTCTGATGGTAAACGCGGAGCACTTCTCAGTTTTGCTTATAATCTTGGCGCTGGTTTCTACGGTGGTGATAACTTCAATACTATTACTAAACGCCTAAAGAATAAAGAGTGGGATTTAGTTCCTGATGCTCTTTATCTCTACCGTAATCCTGGTTCTAATGTTGAGGCGGGATTAGCACGTAGAAGAAAAGCAGAAGGGGAATCTTGGAAAAAAGGATAAATAGTTACAATCATAACTGATTCTTGATCTTAACTGGTCTGAATCTACATACTCCGAGTCCTCTGAGACTTGGTGAATACTTTACTTTTAAACAACTTTAGTTTGTTTCGTTTAGTACACACTAAGTAATAGAGGACTTTTTATGTCTTACGCTTCAAGGGCGCTTGCCGTAGCGTCTGCTCTTTTAATGGGAGCACCAACGGCATTCGCAGATACAATTTCTGGTACAGATTTTGAATCTGGAAATACTTCTGGATGGAATACTGGAACTCAAACAGGAACATTAGATAGCACAATCACAGGACAGGGAACAGGTGTTAGTGTTGTCGATAATCCAGTAATCTTTAATGCTGGTTCATTTCCAGCAGTAGGAACCCCAACTTTACAAGATGGTTCTCCTAATCCATATTATGCTCCTGCAGTAGAACCAACAACTTGGGAATTCTCTCCATATGGAACTGCTGGTGCAGCATTGCAACCAAATGGTCAAGCAACATTTAACCAAGCAACAGAAGCACTTGGATTAACTGCAGCAGAAAATCAAGCAATCAAAGACCTTCTCATTCAACAGCAACAGCAATCTGGTTTAGGAAATCCAACTCCTACTGATGCTTCTTGGATTACAAAGTCTGTTACACTTCAGACTGGAACTGTTTATACTATGTCTTGGAACTACATTGGAACTGACTATGTTCCATTTAATGATGGTTCTATTACATCACTTGTTTATCAAGGAACAGGTTCATCTCCAACAGTAACAGTTAATAATCAACTTCAAAACTATGCATTACTTGGATTTACCAATCCAGGAACTGGTGATTACTCAACAGGTTCTTTTGGTTCTACTGGATGGCAATACTCAACATATCAAGTAGGAGCTGATGGTGATTATCTCTTAGGATTTGCAGTATTCAACCTTGGAGACACTGCACTTTCTCCTGTTCTTTTAGTTGATAGTCAGCCTGGAACTACAACTGCAAACGGAGAGACCTTTACTCCTGTTGCACCTAATAATCCTGATGCGCCATCTGTTGATGAAGTAGCACCAACTCCAACTCCAGAACCAGAACCTACACCAGAACCTGAGCCAACTCCAGAACCAACTCCAGAACCTGAGCCAACTCCAGAACCAACTCCAGAACCTGAGCCAACTCCTGAACCAGAACCTACACCAGAACCTGATCCAACTCCAGAACCAGAACCTACACCAGAACCAGAACCTACACCAGAACCTGAGCCAACTCCAGAACCAACTCCAGAACCAGTACCTACACCAGAACCAGAACCTACACCAGAACCAGAACCTACACCAGAACCTGAGCCAACTCCAGAACCAACTCCAGAACCTGAGCCAACTCCTGAACCAACATTAATAAGTTCTGTTACCGTTCCTGCTCCAGGACTTCCTGTTGTATCTAAAACTAAAGTTATTCATAAAGTATCTGAGGGTGATGGAGTTCAAAAGATTAGAAGAAACTTTGAAACTACAACCGAAACTCCTCTATTAAAGCAAGATACTTATAGTGATAATACCGTAGTTTATTCTTTACTTCTTTCTGTTGATACAAAGAATACTCAGGATGTTCTTTCTGGTCGTGTAGATCAGCACGAAGTTTTGGATAAGATTGGTGGTGGATTGCAAAACCTCTTTAATTATGAACCAACTGAGCCAACTACGGACAGAGTAAGAGTATTCAGCAACAACTATTATGCTTGGTCTTCTGGTGATTATGGATACACTGGTAAATCTTTAATTATCGGTGGTGGATTAGAAATTGATATCAAACCAACCTGGACGATTGGTGGTCAGTATAATAATGTAAATGTTGATTTAGGTGGTGTTGATAGCACTTCTAAACTTCTTAAGAACCATTATGGTTTCTTTAATATGCTCCGTGGAAATACACTATCACTCTTAACAAATGCTGGATTTACTCAGAACAAATATAATGTAGTAAGAAATGTCCAGGGTATCTTTAACAATGAGAGTTCAACTCAAGGAAAAGAGTGGTGGGTAAATAATAGATTGATATGGAATCTTCATAAGAATATAACACCATTTGTTGGATATACGATTGGTAATTATCAGAGAGATGGTTTTACTGAGAACGGTAATATCCAATCCAGAAGAACTGTTGTTCTGTTGATTATAAGGAAATGGTAGTTATTGAAGGAATTCATCAAATTAATGACGGAGTTTCTAACACAGTAGTATCTGCAAAACTTAAATTTAAGTTCTAAAATCCTAAATAACAAAGACATCATCAAAAGGACTGATGGATACCCCAAATAAAAGAGAAAAGTGTATGAGTACTGTTATTCGTATTGCGATTTTGGGTTGGTCTGCCGCTCTTCTTACTGCTAGTTATGCTGGTGCTCTATCTAAGATGGACCCAACATTTATTGCTACTGTTTTCACCGCATCTGCTGCTACTTTCGGTATTAACACAATGAAGAAGGGTGGTGATGAAGATGAAAAAAAAGAAGAACCACGTAGAGAAGTTGTAGTAGAACCAACTCCAGAACCAGCATTATCTGAAGTTGCTGCAACAGAACCAACTCTTGAAGAAAGAGTTGAAGTTCTAGAAGGTCAAGTACAGCCCCGCACAGGAGGTGCATAATGGCAAAATCCGCCAACAAAGGTAAAAAGGGATCTTGTGGTTCTAAACAAAATCAAGGTAATGCCACTGCTAAAAAAGCAAAGAATGGTGGTAAGAAAAAGTGATTGAGTTTATAACTTTGTCCATTGTTGGACATGTGATGGTTGGTCCTGGCATGAAGAACAGGCCCAGATCTTGAGAAAGTATGTGAAGGATTTGAAAGTCTGGATTCATAAACAAGAAGGATGGGATGAATGAAAAAATTCCTCACAGCAATCGGTTTATCATTAACTTTAGCATCTCCAGTATTTGCTAATTCATTAGAACCAAAACAACCTACAGTGAAACCATACAGCCTAGCAGCAATGGGTTGTATGATTCTTCTAGAATGTATGGAAGGTGTAGAAAAACTCACATCAAACTCTGAGGTTTTTAAAGTCGCAGGATTTGATCCATTTAGGGAAGAGATTTCAAGAATTTTAAATGCTCTAAATGCTTTAGATGTTGGAGTTTATCTAGCACCAAATAGATATTTTACTCCAAGAACAGTTGGACTTTATAAACCAAACTATAATCGTTTCTTTATCAATGAAACTCTTTTGCAGGATGAGAGAGAATTTCTTGGAACTCTAAGACACGAAGGGTGGCATGTTGTTCAGGATGCGATGGGTGGTGGATTAAACACTGCATTTATGGCTCAAGTGCATCAAGACTCAGAAATACCTTCTTGGATTATGAAATCTACAAGACTGACTTATGAATCAATGATGCAAAGCCGTGCTGTTCCTTGGGAAGCAGATGCTAACTGGGCTGAGGAACAATCAAATCAAACCGCTAGATATCTTGAAATGGCGGCAACGGGTCCATTGTGGGAACAAGTAATTCCAACACCACTCACTAAAGAATGGTTGATTGGTTGTGGGTGGATGAAACCACAAGACGGTTTATATCCTTATTATCCAAATAAGAAAATTCAGTATTGCACAGAAGGTAAGTATTGATGGACCAGTTCCCTTGGGGAGTAGTTATAATATTGTCTTGCGGACTTGCCTTTACCGCATACATCATTTACTACATATTAAAGTTAGCACACGAGGAGATGAAAGATGAAACATCTGAGTCTAATTCTATCAATCACAAGTCTGGGCATTAGTGTTGCAATTGGTGTGGGTGCTTATATTACTTACCAGAAAGCACAAAAAATTCTAGATAATCCAGAATCCTTTGTTGGTGCTGTTGTAGAGAAGCAAGTCAATAAAGCATTTGAAAAACTACCCATTCCTAAACTAAATACTGAGAAGTTCAAATTACCATTCTAATGGATAAAGATCCTTATATCTACAGAATTAAACAAGTTCTTAAAGTTGTAGATGGAGATACAATAGATGCTGCTATTGATCTGGGTTTTGATATTTCTCTCACTAAGCGAATTCGCCTTGCTGGGGTTGATACTCCTGAGTCACGCACTACAGATGCGAATGAAAAGAAACTCGGACTTGAAGTTAAAGAATGGATCAAGAAAAAGTTAGAAGGACAAACTGATATTATTGTAAAAACAGAACTCCCAGATTCTACCGAAAAGTATGGTAGAATTCTGGGACATCTTTTTATTGGTGATAAGGAAGTATCAGCAGTTAATAAGAAAAAGTCTGTTAATCAGATGATGATTGATGAAGGATATGCTTGGGAATATGATGGTGGAACAAAGAAGAAAGATTTTGCTTTATTGGAATCTAGGAGACAGAAGTGATTTACTTTAATATTGTCAGACTATTCATTATTATCTGGGCAGCATTTATGATTTCTGCTGTTGAGTCTGTTGCGATTAGAACAGAAGGTCAAGTAGAACTGGAAAGCACAAGTCGTGATGCTTACGCAAAAGTCCTTGTGCTTGCGGTAGGTTCTTTTCTTGGCGATGCTGCTTTTAAGTTAAGGAATAAAAAATGAAACTTTTTATCTTAGATATTTTAATAGTTCTAAGATTATTAACAAATGATGGTATAATGCTTGAGAATAGAAGACCTATTCCCAAAAGACAACCACCAGAAGTATTTCGTTTTGTTAGGAGACCCGCACGAAGAGGACGTAAAAAATCTTTACAGTTTGATGCAACTTTATTAAATAGTAAAGATTTGTTTAACGTGCTACAAAATGACCACGGC